TCAGCGTTGCGGACCCGACGGAGCCGCCACCCTTCTGGAGGTCGAGCCATACCCTGCCGTACAGGCCCTTGGCCTCGGTGCGATTCATCCGCACCGCCGTGATCCCGGCATGCGAGAAGCCGTCCATGGCGCTGGCGAAGTCCTCGCCGGTAAACTCTTGATGTACCTGCGCCTGCTCGCGCTCGACCTCCTGCCGGGCGTGACCCATCGCCTTGACCCACTTGCCACCGCGTCCGCGCGGGTGCAGGTACTCCTCCCAGTGGATCGCCTCCTGTAGCGGCTGCTTCAGAACCTTGTCTAGCTCTCGCTCGATCGGCTTGAACTCGTCGTCCTGCCACTGCTGGAAGCCGAGCATCGGATCGGCCTGGAGCTTGCGCAGCCGCTCCCTCAGCGTCTCGTTGCTGGAGCGGTTCGCGACGTACTGCTCGAATGCGCGGGCGAACAGTTCGCGCATCGCCGCGAACTTGACGCGGTCCGGGTCGCCCTTGAGAAGCTCGACCTCGTCGTTCTTGATCTTCTGTACGGTCGGAGACGCCATGAGCGCGTCGTAAAGCGGGTTGCCTGGTACGGCGTTGTTCATCGTGTACCAGTCACTCTCGGTACCGAGCACGGAGCGGTCCAACTGGTGCGCGTATTCGTGAACGATTGCGCTGATCTGGAACTTCGGATCGGTGGTCTCCTCGACGGCGATCTTCCCGCCGGACAGTGAGCGGGCCGTAGCCGAGTCTTCAGAACCGAGGTGCGTGAACCCGAACCGGTGGGCATGTCCCGTTGCCTCGCGGATTGCCTGCTCGGCAGCACGCGCTGACTGCCTGGCCTGCTCGGTCTCCAAGCCGCTGATGTCGAAGCCCTCGGGCTCTGGCTGCGCCGCAACAGTGTCGATGATGTGGTCCACCGTCTGGTCAACCGACTCGTCCGAGGAGTCGATGACGTGGTCGGCAGCGTCGTGCGCCTGCGAGATCCGGGGAGCGTCCATCGCGTCACGCTGGTGGATGGCGTGCTCGGCGTCGGCTACTGTCATGCCTCGCGCAGCCGCCCGGCGTGCTGCCCTGACTTCGGGTCGGGCCGTCAGGAAGATGCGGTCGTTGGCGTTCAGGGAGCGCCCGGCGTCGCGCCCGTCGGCGACGAACACGCCGCCCTCGTTCACGTGCTTGCGGATCGCTTCGTTCACGGCATCGCGCACGTTCTGGTCGCCGCCCAGTTCCGCCGCCGCCCGGTCGACCTCTGCGGTGCGGAGATGCTGGTGGATGTTCGTGCCGTCGAGTGTTATCCGCCCGCCCTCTCTCATGCGGATGCGCTCGCTGCGCAGTGCGCTGGCCGGGTTGAGGCCGCGCATCTTCGCGTACCCAGCGGCTCGGTAGTACGAGCCGGTGTCGATGTACGTGCCGCCCATGCGCTCGGCCAGCTTGCGCGCCACGGTGCTCTTGCCGGATGCCGCTGGGCCGTCGATCGCGATCACGTGCGTTGTGCCCGGCGCGGAGAGCTTCCGGATCCACTCGCCGCCGCGTCCGCGCGGGTGGAGGATCTCCTCGAAGCCCGCTTCCTGGAGCTTGCCCTCGTTCGTGTCGATCAGCCACCGGATCAGCGGGACGGCGTTGGTCTCGTCCTCGGAGTACTTGCCGGGCTTGATGCCGGGGAGATCCTTCGGCAGCGGGAACTCGGGATCGGTCTTGTCCCGAAACTCGTAAATCCGGTAGTTGTGATCGCCGCGCATCGCTCGCTCGATCTCGTCCACGATCGCGGTGCGGTCCCAGCCCACCTTGCTCGCCGCCCGACGCATCAGTTCTTCGACATACGATCTGTAGACCGTGGAGTGTGCGAGCGAGTCCTCGCCCGGCGCGCTCCACCTGTTGTCCCCGTCCTTGACCGCGTCGCGGTGATCGAACGCCTGCATCTTGTGATGCGCGTACCAGAGCGACAGGATCTCGGCACCGCCCTCCTCGACGTGTTGCGAGAAGCCCGGCAGCGGCCCTGGCTTCGTGCCGCTCAGCGAGTGCGCCGCCTCATGCGCGATCTGCCGGAAGGCCATGATGCCCATCTCCGGATCCTGCGCGCCCTCCAGCACACGCGCGCCGTAGAGCAAGCCCGGCAAGGTCTGGCCCGGATCGCGGAACTGAGCATCGACGCCTCGCGATGCCAGGTACTCGGGCTCATAGAAGGCCTTGACCGCGTTCTTGTCGCCGCCGTAGAAGTCGACGAGTCCCTCAGCCACCTTCCGGACGCGGCTGTTGACCTGTGGCTGGGTGAGCTTCCTACCCGCGCTGTAGTCGGTGGGCTTCGCCAGCGGCGTCTTCAGTTCCAGCTTCTTGCCGCCGAGCTTCGTGATCCAGCGCCCGCCTCGACCGCGCGGATGAAGCACCTCCTCGAAGCTGGCCTCGCGTAGTTCTCGCAGTCCGGGGTGAGCCGCGTACGCCTCCTCCAGCGCCATCGCGGCGCGTGCGGCACGCAGAGCCGCGCCATGTTCGGGCACGGCCTCGCCCGGTCCGAGTGGACGCAGCCAGCAGCCGCAGTTGGCGTGCACCGGCGGCGGGAACATGTCGAGCACTGCCCACGGCCACGGCTTGCCTGCCATCGCCAGGCACCCGCGCGTGTGCGTTTTGCGCGGACCAAGCTCCCACACGGCACCACCGGGCGACTCGTCCTTGACGATCGCGCTCTGCACGTGCGACGTCGCCCGGTTCATCAGCGCCTGCTCGCGCAGCCCGGCGTAGATCTTCTCGCGGTCGACGATCTGCTGTACGCGCTTGGCTTGTGCGTCCGGCGTCGGCAGCTTCGCCGCCGCATGGAAGTCGGTCTCGGTGCGCTTCAGCGCCTTCTGCTGGAACCGGCGCTCGAACTGCATCTCGCGCTCGACCGCCCGCCGGATCGCCATCGGGTCGGCGTTCGGGAACTGCTTCGTCAGTTGCTTCGTCAGCCAGTCGGCGCTCTCCGCGTGGTGCTTGGCGAAGAGGCGGCGCAGGATCGCGAGGATGACCGCCCACTTGACCATCGTCCCGGCGACCTCGACCGGCACGGCGGCGGCGGTCGCTGGCGGTACGGCGACGGTGACGGCTGGCGCCGCGCCCGCCTTGCCTGCAAGCTGGACGGCCTGACCGGCGGCGGCAGCCTTCAGGATCCGCTGTGACTGCTGCGACTGCTCCGGATCAGGGACCGCCATCAGCGGAGCGCTCAGCCATTCCCGTTGGAATGCGCCGCCGCTGCAGCCAGCATCTCATCGACGACGTCCCCGATCTCCTCGTCCCAGAGCTTCATCAGTTGCTCCATGCGCTCGGCGGACTCGCCAAGCTGGCCCTGACTGCCCTGGTACTCGGACGAGAAGCCCTGCGCCCCGTACGGGTTCTGCTCGCGGTCGGGCCCCATGCCCGCCGGTGCCGCCTCCGGGCCGAACGGGTTCGGGCCCTCCGGGATCAGCGGCGGTGGTCCGCCGGGCCCGCCACCGCCTCCACCGCCGCCCGCCTCGGCCTGCTGTAGCATCGGGTCGACGTAGCCCTCGGGCAGGATACGCTGCACCGCAGCGCTCGGGTCGGCGACCTCCAGGCCCTGCCCGAGCGCGATCGTCAGCAGCGTGCGGCCCAGTTCCAGGTTTGTGTTGTTCGGGTCGAACGTGCGCGCGAGGTTGGCGATCGCGGTGATCAGGTCGGCCATCGAGCGCTTCAGCGGCGAGGGCATCGCGAACTCGTAGCTGAGGTCGCGCTCGGTCTTCTCCTCGTCCTCGGTCTGCCCATGGTACGTCTCGCCGAGGTAGCCCTTCGGCTCAGTCAGCGGGTCGGTGATGACCAGCGGCGGCTCCTGCTGCGGGATCCCGCCTGGCGTCTCGATGCCCTCGCCGCCCGGCACGTTCGCGGCAGGCTTCTTGGAGCGGAGTCGCGCGCGCTCCTCGGGCGTCAACTCGGTCGGCAGCGCGCCCGCGTCGACAGCCTTCTGGATCACCCGATCCGTGAACGTGCGGAAGAGGCCCTCGAACAGTTCCTGGAACGCTTCGACCTTCTTGACCACCGGCAGTTCGAGCGCAGTCGCGGTCGCAAGGTTTGCGTTGGACTGGTCGCCCAGGTAGTGCTGCGGCCACGTGGAGGAGGAGATCTGCGAGCGGATCATCTGCGCATCCTGCTGCGCTTGGCCCGCCTGCGTGTTGACGGAGAACGGCTCCGTCTGGACGCCCTCGGACTCGTTCAGGATCGCCGCCGGTCTAGGCCCTGGCTGGATCAGCCCCGTGTTCGGATCGTCGATCGAGGTCGCCGCGAGGCTGCTCGTCCGCGACAGCGCCTTGGCCGCGATCTTCGCCACCTGGCTCGGGCTGCCCTTGACGGTCCGGCGCATGATGAACGCTGCCGCCGCCTGCGTCATGTCGACCCGAGCCGCCATGAAATCGTTCAACGCGGCGAGCCACTTTATGGTCCGTCGCATCGCCGGGATCCCGAACACCTGTTCCGTTCCCCGGTTGATCGCGATGTGGTAGACGAGCCCCTCGCCGCGCTTCTCGTCCGGGCACGTCGGATCGTCGGTCAGAAGCTCCCCGGTCTCCGGATCGGTCGCGGCGAGCGCCTGGTAGTAGAGGACGCGCGGCTTGCCCTGCTGCTCCATGTTCGCCAGCGAGCGCAGGCTCACGCGATCCATCCCGTAGTCCCATTCGTACTCGCGCTTGCGTGCGACGTAGTAGAGGACGCGCAGCCGGTTGTTCGAGTCGCGGACGGCGTCCTCGACGAGGTCGTGGTTCAGGATGCCGAGCTTGACCTTGCCGTCGTCGCCCTCGAAGAAGAGGATGAACAGGTTGCTCTGTAGGACCAGGTCGACGACGAGCGCCACCTGCGCCGGGAACGTCGTCAGCGCCGCCTTGTTGTCGGGGTCCGACCAGGCCTCGTCGATGACCTCCTGGACCTTGTCGTCGACCGCCTTGGGCTTCGGCACGCCGCGCCCGAAGATGAACTGACAGGACAGGTCGACGTTCGCCCCGGCGACGGGATCCTGGATCCAGACCATGCGCGCCTGTGCGGCCATCCGGCGGCGCTCCTGCGGCTTGACCTCCTGCGGCTGCCCGCCGATCTGGTCGAGCACGTAGTACCCGAGCATGTCTAGTTCCTTCTGCATCGCCCGGCGCTCGACGTCGCTCGCCTCCAGCAGTTGCAGTCGGTCCTGATCGACGACGGTCTTGCCGGTGCGGGACTCGACCGCTTCCTGCAGCCGTCCGATGAGCCCGCCCTCACGCGGCACGATCGGGCTCCACGATCCGCCAGCCCATCAGATCCTCGGTTCGCACGCAGCGAACCTCATCGCTGGCGGCGTCCTCGACTACCACCTGGTTCTGCTCGGGCTGGGCGAGCACGTACAAGAGTTGCTCCCCGTTGGTCAAGTACTGGCCTGGGTTGGGCGGGATTGTTGTGATGACTCCCACTGGTCGCGCTCCTGTGCGTCGAGTGCGAGCGCCAGACCGTCGTTGCGCTCTCGGTCCTCGGGATGTCCCGCCGTCAGGTCACCCCGGCGGTTCAGCAGCGGACGGATCGTCTTCGAACGCCAAAGCTCCTCGCGATCGGCGCGCCACGTCGGGCACTGCCGGTAGCCGTCCGCGTTGAAGCAGTACGCCGCCAGCGTGGACGGGTCATGGCGGCTGTCGATCAGGTTGCTCGTTATCCGGCACGCGCATCCCGTCCCGCCCGCCGCCTCCGCTATCAGGCTCGCGGCGGGGCACGGCGGCTCGCTCGGCCTCTTCACGACTATGCGCTCGAAGGGGGTCAATGGGCGCGCTCCAAGAGACGATCCTCGCGGCCCACCTTACCGCCGCCCCAGCCACCTCCAACACACGGATGCACAGCCCCTTCGTGCGTCCGAGCCTACTCCTACCGCCGGTCCCGGCGGGCGGACCACACGGATCCGCCCGCCAGACCCACGGCTAGCAGCCGTAGACGGCTTCGAGGTTCTGCGCGGCAGTAACCAGCGTCTGCGCGTCGGCGGACGAGAGCTTCTTCGGCGTCTCGGCCTGAACCGCGTTGATGAATGCTGCCGTATCAGTGCAGAACGTCCGCTGAGGACTTCTGCTGGTTCCAGCCAGGTCAAGCTGCATGAGAGCAACCTTGTCACCGAGGCTCGTTCCTGACCCCATGTCCTTGACCAGCGTGGCAAGGTTCGCGGCCATCTCATCCAGGGTCCTCACGTGCACGATGAACGACGTCGTGACCGAGCCGTTCGTGTCGTCCGTGTCCGTCGCAGTGCAGGTCACCTTCGTATCCCCGAACCCGAACGTCGACCCCGAAGCGTGATCGCACGTCACCGTGGCGGTCACCGGGTTGTCCTCATCCTTCGCCGCCGGGGTGTTGTAGGTCACGGTCGCACCGCTCGGACCAGTCGCGTCCACGGTGATGTTGTTTACCGACGCGATCGAGAGATCGGCATCCGGAGGAGCGGCGCCCGAAAGGCTCGCCTTGAACGCGAGATCCCCCACGCCGCAGCACGAACCGGTCGACCACTGGATGCCCGTCCACTGGCTGATGTTGCTTCCGTTGTTCAGGAACACCATGTGCCCG